AATAATGTCCGATCCAGCCGCAACTGCCAGAGCAGCGTTATCTGGCATCAAGGAGGCTGTACAAGTTGGCAGAGAGATTAAGGAAACTGCTAACGAAGTAAACGCCTTCCTTGATGAAGAAGCACGAGCCAGAATTGCACTCAAAAGAAAGCAGCAACAGATTGAGCGCCGTGGTGACATGATGTTCATGAATGCCTATGAAGAGTACAAAATCATTAGGCAAATCAGGGACGCAGAGATGGAGATGTACAGACAGATTGAAATGGAGTTTGGAAGGTCTGCAGTGTCAGAAGTCAAGTCCTTAATTACACAACTACGAAAACAGCACCGAGAACTTAATGATGAGTTCTATCGTAAGCGTATGGAGACAAGACGAGAGATATTTTGGATATTGGTATCTTCTGGTTTGGTTTATGGTTTATTTAAATTTATGGGGCTAATGTAATGATGACTTTGCTATCTACACTAATCTCCTTCCTTATGGGAGGCCTACCAAAATTCCTAGACTTCTTTCAAGATAGGTCAGATAAGAAGCATGAATTAGACCTAGCCAAGATGCAGACAGACCGTGAACTGGCTATGGCCGAGAAAGGCTTCTTAGCACAGACTCGCATAGAAGAGATACGCACAGATCAGGTAGCAATGCAGACAGCGGTGCAGGAACGACAGGCACTCTATGCACACGATATTGAGATTGGTAAAGGAGCATCACAGTGGGTTATCAATCTTCGTGCTTCTGTGCGGCCTCTGATTACCTACGGTATGTTCGTCATGTTGCTCTTTGTGAACATCTTTGGCTTCTTCTACGCATGGAAGACTGGTGTGCCTTTTGACCAAGCAATGGCTATCCTGTGGGATGAAGACAGTGCCATTATCTTTTCATCAGTGATTGCCTTCTGGTTCGGTACACAATCGTTTAAGAAATGAAGGTATCTGCCGAATGTATTGACATGATTAAGCACCACGAAGGTGTGCGATTTAGGCCCTACAGGTGTCCGGCGCTACTTTGGACCACGGCCGTAGGCCATGTCATAGACCCTAACCATATAAAGGTGCCTTTTGATGAACGAAAAACACTACCAATCCCTGATGGCTGGGACAGACAACTTACTCCAGCAGAAGTTAATGCCATTCTTGCCGCAGACTTGGCTACGTTTGAGCGAGGCGTATTACGACTGTGTCCTGCTGATCTTACTCAGTCTAGGTTTGACAGCCTCGTATCCTTCTCTTTCAATGTTGGCCTCGGCAATCTCCAACGCTCTAGCATCCGCATGAAGCACAACCGTGGTGACTTTGATGGCGCTGCGGAAGCCTTCATGCAGTGGACCAAGGCCGGCGGTAAAGAACTGCCTGGCCTAGTAAAGCGTAGGAAAGATGAGATGTCTTTGTATCTTAGATAAAAAAAAGAGCCTCCGAAGAGGCCCTAAAGGACAACACCCAGACTACCAAAGGAACATAATTCTGAACACAAACAAGTCGATGACTATGCCTTTATTAAACTCATCGTCATCGCCTAATTGCACAAATTCTGCACCAACCATCATACCAGAAATAAGATAAAAGTCTATAATCATATTTCGCAATGCCCAGAAACGCACGCAAGCGTCTGAGCACCCTCCACGTTATCATCCTTCTCAACCAAACTGTCCCAATAGATATTAGTAGGCATCTTCGCTAAGAGTTCATTATATGCTTCTTCGGAGCACTCTTCATAAGGCGCTTGACGGTAACTACCGCCATCCCAAGGCAGGAAAGACACGCCAGAGACTTCATCAAAGTTGCGCCAAACCCATGCGCCAACGTCCATCCATTCATCTTCCTTAACAGAGATAGTCACAGACGGTTTGTGTTCACACCAGTGCCGCTGATACATCAACCATAGGTCAAGGTGCTCTAATGCTGTTAGATCGTCACGCAGTCTTGCTCCTTCAGGAGCCTTCATTGGAAATGAAAAGACTATTGTGCTGTCTGGTCGCATTACACAATCTTCGGCAGGAATGCCAGCCTCTGCTAAAAAAGTCGAAAGAGGGTCCTTTTTATCGCCACGAACCCTTCGTATGTAATAACGACTATGTCGAGCATGAATACCAGAGGCAGAATCAACAAGTTGGCTAACAGTGCCACTAGGTTTGACACAAGTAATAGAAGCAGACTGAGGGATTCCCAGAGTTGTTGCAAAGTCCAGATTGGTGCTAATGGCGACTTGGCGTAACTGTTCAAGATTTTTCGCAGTGCTGTCACAGACTTCTCCCATCCAGTGATTATCTAAAATACCAGTCAACGACACGCCTAAAAGGCGTTCATCTTCCGTGTTCTTCTGCCAGATTTTACGCAGATAGGGGAAGTGTGTCATAGTGCTCTGGAAAGTGCCCAGAATCGTTGCTATGCGTACTTTCCTGGCTAATGACTCTACAGTGTCCTCTGCTCTGACCACGACCTCAGTGAGGTTACAGAATTGGTATGGTCGAAGTATGATTTCTGAACAGGGATTAGTTCCGAAGTCATAATCTCCATCACGCCTCCCGTTTTTCTTAGCCTGACTTTTACTTGCGGCTCGTGAGAAGATACCACGCTCTCCAGAGTGACTGTTATAAAGGCTTGTCCATTCAGAAAGAAACTGTCCAATATCTGGTTTAGTAATGTAAGCTGCTGAGTTGTTAGCGAGTGCTCTTTGTCCATTGTGTGTCCACCAATCTCCTGATTTTGCATGACGCATCCTATCGTCTTCTAAGTCTGACAGACTAATCATTGCTGATCGTCTGACTCCACCCACAACAACAACTTCCCCGATTTTGCAGAGAATATCATGACATTCGAGAGATGTGAGTTTCCTACCAGTGGCTCCTCGGAACTTGTCAATAACAAATCTAAAAAGTTCATCCAGAGGTCCTGGTCCAGAAGCTCTACCTCCGAAAGTCTTGAGTCTGGCTCCAGCGGGACGGATTCTGCTAAGGTCGTACTTTGCAATTTCCCCAGAGTATAGTAGAGCGATGAGTTGGCGTAGTGCTTTAGCCCATCCTTCTTTCGAATCTGCAACAGAAATAATAGTCTCAGAAGTAAACAACTGGTCTGGCACTTCAGGTAGTTCATTAACATACTTTTGCTCCACAGAGAATCCTACACCTGTACCACAGAGCAGGATATACATTGCTTCATCGAAGGCTTTAGGGTCATCAATAGGCAGGTAGCTACAGTTATAGCCAGCAGTGTTGTCACGCTCTAGCGCCTTGCCTGCGGTCATGATAGCCCTCATAGAAGGCATCACTTCCAAATTGATGATTGCATCCTTGAGTTCTTTATACAAGTCATCAGTCATCTTGTAGTTGTGTTTGTCTTGCAGGTGCTTATACATAAACACCATATAGCGATTGACAGACTCGTGCCAATGCTCACGCCGATTCATCTCAGGTAGGAACCGACTGTATCGTGACTTTGCAATAAACTGCTGATAATAATCCATATTCTTATTCTTCCCAGTTAACAAGTTTCTCTAATCTATCTACTTGGTCTTCAATAACATCATCAAAGCGTTCAATTATATCCTCTGAACGGATTGACAATTCCTCTATGATGGAAATTTCATCCCACCGTTTCATCCTTTCTTTTATTTCCTCTAATGTCAGGGCCATATATTATATCACACTTTTCTTAGTTCGTCCACGCTTTTTTACTACTGGCTTGTCCAGATAAGTTACTGCCTTTTCCAAGCCTGTCTCCCAGTCTGCATAGTGGTCCCACCAGATACAGGTCATGTTGTCGTACCAATAGGTAGCCTCTGAGACTGGATACCAGCGCCAACACGCCATTGTTTCATCACCTATTAGGTCCAGTGTCTTGACACCTACGCTAGCGGCACAGTGAGCAATTGCTGAGTCCACAGAGATAACTGCATCAAGAGTCTGTATCTTATCAGCAGTCGCTGTCCATGATGGACTATTAAGGAATCCTTCACCTAACTGCAGAGACACGAAGTCAAACTCTGGATGCCTTGCTATGAACTCATCAACGATATCTTTCGGTATCTGCTTTGCAGCCATGTTCCATGACTTGTTGTTGGTGCTGTAGAAAATACCAACCAATGGCTTAGACCGTACAGGTTTAACTATATCAGGATTACGATAGAGTCCCTCTGCACCATACCAGCGGTCTACAGGCTTTGCTTCAATGACACCATGCTCCATCAGAAGATAAGGCATCGACATCATCTTGACCCTATAGGAACTAGGAGGACACTCCCTAGACTGCTGACTGTACATGATTGACTTATCCATGCGTTTCAGTAGCCCTGAGATAGCATCTGGGTAGACACAGTGTACACCACTAGCAATCTTCTTAATCAGAGGTATGAAGCGAGAGAACTGAATCATGTCTCCCCAACCAGCCTCTGACCAGATGATTACATTGCGTCCCTTGATACTTTGTCCTGGCATCCATATAGGTGCTCTATCGAAGTTAGTCCTGTGTCCTGGGAACTTAGCGGCAGGATTCCAGAAGGCATCAGGCAGTGCTCTAAGTTCGTGCAGCTTAAAGCCATTTGCCCAGTCTCCTTGTCTGATTAGGTTCTGCCCTCGCTTGTAGTCCCTATCAGCATTAGACCAATCAATCTTTGTAGTACTTGTCACCAACGGCATCGTAGTTCTCTATCATGAATTCAAGGTAGTGTTTGGCTTTCTCTAGGTCTTCTTTACCGTTCTTCTTACGGTGTCGCTGTACATACTTAATTACATTACACGACCAAGGGTCTAATCCCCACGCTAGCATGGCTTCCCAAGGCTCAATAGTGCCTTTATAGTGCGTTCCTCCCACTTGCTTAGACTTTATGTAATCTTTCAGTGTGGTCGGTCTGTTGTCTTTCCAGACTACTCTGTTCCAGTCTTCTGGTGTTGCGTTATCAATGCTCATACTTTTTCCTTAGATAGTTTAGTGAGACAGGCATCTCATCAAAGCTGCCGTTGTTTACCTCATGCAACATCCAAATACCACGCCAGTACTTGTTACCCTGACTACCTAGATAGTCCTCGTCATGCAGGTAGCAGCAGCCACTGAACAATCCAGTAATCTGTGAACCATCTGCTCGGTTGGAGTAGGCAATCTGTCTATTCTGTACATGGCCCATCACAGCACTCATGTGCTTCTTAGCGAGTAGTGCTGCAGCAGATGCTACAGGACGCCCCATAACGCCAGAAGTAAAATAATGAGCGTACACAACCCCATCAATAACAACAGGTTCAAGGTACGGTGCAACTTCCCAACCATAATGTTCGTACTTAAGATCACTGAGACTAATAGTTCCGTCAAGTTTAGGGTCTCCTTCGATAGCCCTGGAAATTCTTTCTTCATGGTTTCCAAGGGTGAGAACCATTCGGGGTCTATATTGTCTATCCTTATTTCTTCGTGCTCTTTCATTGTATTCCTTAATTGGTGCTAGCAACATCTGCATTGCTTTGTTAGTTACTTCAATGTCAGTCTTGTAGCGTCTGCCTTCAAAGCTCTTCTTACCGACATCATAACTAGAAAGGCTAGGCATATCAGCAAAGTCGCCAATCTGAACGATTACATCTGGCTGCTTCTCTACTAGATACTTTCCAACCCAGGTAAGATAACTAAGGTCAACACCGTCCTTGACTTGACAGTCTGGGATTATGGCATGAACAGTCATTACTCTTCCTCTTCTTCAGGAACCTCATCATTTACAATATACTGGTTTGGCCCAAGCGTGTCAAACAGATTTGAATCTCTTTCCATACCGTAAGGATCTTTAATGATAACTCGGTCACGCACACCTTCATAACCTGTGCTCTCTAAGAACTTGCAGAATTGCCACAGAATGGGAACCCAGGTGATACCATCTTCAAAGTAGTGTCGTGCCTTGACAGTGCTAGCTTCAGGACACACACCAAATCCTTGGCCTTTCTCTGAGTCATAAATAAAACGATACACATTACTCATGTTTACTCCTTAGTAAGTTAAAGAAATACTCTGCATCTACAACTACAAGAGGGCTGGACCGATTCTGTTTAATAACGACAATAGGTTCGTGTCCTCCTGCATTTCCCTTTGCTTGTTCGTAATAACCGTATACTGAGATAGTTGCTCTGGACTTGCATTCCACACTGATTGGTAAGACCCGTCTGGCTGCTGGACTAAATAGCAGGTCCTCCCCCGACACGCCCATACTAACTGAGCGTACATCATCGTGCTCCAGATTGAACTTTGACAGGATTAGGTCTCTTACCCACTTTTGTAGGTGTCTTCCTTTGGACTTGGCGCTGCTGGGTTTCAAAGACCACTTCCTTTCTTATCTTAATCCACTGCTTAGGGATGTGCATACGGGCATTGCTACTGTCCATACTGACTGTACTAGCGATACATAAAGCATCATCGGTCTCATCTACAATCCATCCTATAGTGTGGCATAAGTGTACTTCAGCTTTGACTCCCTCCTGCCACTCTACATCTGCTACTGCGTCAACCCACTGGATGTATTGAACAGGGCTGGTGACCAAATCTGATTTTCTTTTCTTCGAATCCATAACAATTGTCCATTCTCCAAGACTCTGGTTTCATCGTTGTCGTATGCCTTCAATACTGCCTGATACATATCTTCTTCGGTGATACAGTCCTGAAGAATCTTCTCAGCTTTCTTTGGACCAATACCTCTTAGACCAATAATATTATCAACCCTATCGCCAGTAAGAATCTGCGTATAAAAATGTTTGATAGCTGCTTGGTCATCAACAAAGTATTTATCATCTTTAATAAAGTTGTAGTGCCAACCACGAATCATATCTAAGTCTTTGTCGATAGACATGATTACGAAGTCTTCTGTATCCTCAAACTCATAAGCCCTGATACCGATAGCATCATCAGCTTCTTGATCTTCTTGAACTACACAGCCCCATGCAGAGATAAGATACTCACGGATAAGGTCGTAATGGATTGGCTTATCCGCTGTACGATTACCTTTGTACGGGGCTGTTACCGCTACCTCTTTCCTGAAGTTGTTGGAGCCAGTGAGATAACCTTGGTAATCACCTACCCAAGGCTTCATCACTAACTCCTCCATGAACTCGGCTGTTCGTGCTACGCAGATTTTATCGCTCACATCCTGAGAAGCGAATCCGATACGATAGCAAACGATGTCAGCGTCAATCAGTGCAAGCATTTACTTCTTCAGGAATGTTGCCATTGCTTCTAAAGCCTGAGCAGCTTGCTTCTTGCTGCTGAACTCATTATCGTTGATTGTGACAGAACCATCTGCTCTAACTGAGAAGCGAAATGTTTCATCCCAACCAAGGACACTGAGACCTGGAGTGCTAACCTCAAACGATGACTCTACAGGCGATACCTTAAAAGACATCTTGGGGTTTGTTGCTACTACTTTCTTTGCCTCAGCCATAGTTAGACCCTCTCAATGGCATAGCCATGTTGGTTGATGTTACGGCTTAGACCTTTAGTGCGAAGATACTTACGCAGCGTGTTACGAGCAAGGTCATACGACTTAAAGCCTTTAGCAAACAACTTGAGAGACAACTTACGGTTATTGAGTTTTACAATGTACATACTTTCTCCTATTAAAGAACATCACTATCAACTGTAACTGCATCGGACTTGTCATACACTACTAAATCAGTAACAACTAACTTGTCGATACAGGCCATTACACCACTCTTGTAACCCTTACCAGCGGGATACTGATAGGGCTTAATTAATGCCACACCTTTGCTGCCATTACCTACCTTTGCAGTAATCGGATTACCATCAAGGTCGGTAGTCTTGATTGGAAAATTCGAAGACTTAGCAGTGATGAATCGTCCCTTCTCAGGTTGTCCATCTTTGGTGCGTACATTAATTCCCATCGTCTTCAGCACATCAACTGCGCTGTCGCTTAGATTACACAGGTCTACCTGATACTTGCCTGACAACTCGTTAGGTGTATCCAGGAATGCCCACATAATTTCTGCTTGCACTTTTACTGGTTTCACTTCCATTCACTTCTCCTTTTTAAAAGACTACATAAATATTATAGCACATCAGTGGAGTTTGTCAACATCCTTTGGTGATGATTTCATATCGTGAAATAGAGCCATCATAAAGGCTGTGCTAAAGATAGACTTTAGGTCTTCCATATCTGAGACAGAGGTCTTCATGCTAACTGTTCTGTCCTTCTTTATGCACAGGAATACGACATCTTCCATATCATCCCAGAATTCATCGTCTTTGTCTAGTGGGTGTTTGCCCATGTTTTACCTTTCTTGTATTCACCATCTAATGGGCATCGTAGTCCCAGTTTAACACCAGCTTGCTTGATACTGCTTACTGCTAAATCACCTACTAAATCTGCGTCTTCCTCTGAGCACTCTATTTGCCACTCGTCATGCACATTGGCTACGAAGTTTGCCTTCAAAGACAACTTCTTAATCCTCTCGTCCAGAATGACAAGAGCCTGCTTCATCACTATCGCACCAGCACTCTGGAGTAGCGTGTTAAGTGCTGCGTGTGCGGAGCGAACCTGTAAGACCCTACCGTCCAGACCTGATAGCGTCCCTTGTTTTTTGAGTTTTTCTTCAATAGTGTCTCTAAGCGTCTTGAGAGCCGGAGTGTTATGAAGAAAATTGCTGATGAGTTTTTGTCCTTCTTTCTCTGAACCACCAACAATTTTCCCGATCTTGGCAGCCCCTGCCCCGTATAGTAAAGCGTAGATGAATGTCTTTGCTTGCGCTCTAGTCTGAAGACCTGCCGCAACTTGGTTTTTGGTGTGGATATCACCTTCAACGATTTCTTTAGCATACTGTGCATCCTTCATGTAATGTGCAAGCATTCTTAATTCTAACGATGAGGCATCAGCACCTACCAATACCTTACCTTCATCCACTGTCCAGCAATCCCTGCACTCTTGGCCCCAAGGACTGGAACTACTAGGGACCTGAGCCATGTTTGGACTGTGGTGCGTCATTCGTCCTGTGACTGCTCCATTGGTGATGACCTTACCGTGAACCCTGTGCTCGTCAGATACAAACTTAAGCCATGACTCAACCTGAGCCACCCGTTTCTGAAGCAGTAAGTACTCGGCCATGAGTTTTGCTTCTGGTATATCAACTCCATCCAAGACTGATTCATCGACAATCACCTGTCCTTTCTCAGTGTACTTAGTAGGCTTCCATCCCTTCTCAATCAAGCGTTTAGCAATCTGCTGCCGTGAGCCTGGATTGAATACTTCTACATCATCCTTCAACTGCTTGCCAGTCTTCTCGCTGATTCGCTGAGTAACAATCGGAGGAAAGACAGACTGCAAGTCCTCTTCAATGTCAGACAGTCTGCGCTTCCACTGACCAAGCAGGCACATAGCCTTGACCGTATCAAGTTTAAATCCATGCCTTTCCTGCTTTGCTATCACTGCCTGAACCTGATGCTCCAACTCAATTGAAGTTTCTTCAAAGCCCTTCAACTCCCTGAGCAGGTAGTGATACAACTCACCACAGATTGTCACATCTTCCTGGCAGTACTCAACCATTACTTCTGTTAAGCCTCCATCGAAATCTTCGAACTCCTTCTTGGCCCTTCCTACTAGACCTGCGAGGTTCCCAAGGCTGTGTCCCTTGTCTCTGGTCGGATTTGATAGTCTTGACATAACCAGTGTATCCCGTACTTGGGACATCTTGATCGAAGTCTTCCAGACTCTGTTCAGTACTGGAAAGTCGAAGCAAATCCCGTTGTGAGCTACTATCAGTGTTGCCTTCTGAATAAACTGTCGAAAACTTCCTGCTTCTGTCCATGTCTTAACTTCCTTTGTATCTAAATCATAGGTGCAGCAACACCAAATTCTGTCGTGCTTGGTGTTAGTTTCTATATCAAGTGCAACTCTCATGTATGTAGATTCCATTTGCTACTGTGTTAAATATTTTACCATATCCTAAACCTTTTAGCAAGTCATCAAAGTCCTGGATGTGTCCCTCATTCTCAACGCAGATAACCTTTGGCCTTGCGTTCATGTTCAATAGCACTGGGTAGTCAAAACCTTCGATATCCATACAAAGTAAATCAGGGACATATAAACTGTTGAACAAGCTGTCGATTGTAACAACTGGAATCTCTTTGACTTCACGAATACTAAAATGTCGGTACTTATCTACAAACTCAGACACTTTCGTAAAATCAAAACTATTCCTACCTGAGAAGGCATCAATCATGTAGAAAGGCGCAGTCCCTATTGAGCAGCCAACACCAACATTCAAGATATTATCCTCTGGTCTAGCGTCTTCAAAGGCAAGGATGTGGTTAGGGTTAGCCTCTACGCATACGCCTCTCCAGCCACGCTCATACAGCAGCGCAGTGTTGCTGATGTTAAATGGATGATGTGCGCCTACATCGAAGTACTTGCCTTTCTTGATGCCTAGTTTATGAAACACATTCAATAGGATAAGGTCCTCTCCAAACTGCGAGTAAGTCTTATCACCAAATGCTTGGTCAGGATGACTCATAGTTCCTCCACCACAGTCTCAGTCATGCGTCCAGTAATCCTGTCATAGTACAGTCCACAGGCAGGGCCAGTCAATCCACTGAAGCGATTCTTCAAAACCCTGACTCGTGTTGTGTGACGCTCTTTCAAGTCCTCAGCCTGTCCGTTACGCTCCAGACCTAGCACCATGTCGGATAACTGACCAATCGAACCTGAGCCTCGTAGAGCAGACAGAGAGGTGCTTGCTCCTTCCTCGTGTCCCTTGCCATCAGGACGCTTGAGATGCGAGACACAAAACAAAGCAATGCCAGTCTCTTGCACAATCATTCGCAGTTTGGTCATGATTTCGTCCAGTGCCTTTCGCTCGTCACCGTTCTCCTGGGCTGAGACAACAATTGATACATGGTCTAGGAAAACATAACGACAATCCAGTGCCTTAGCCATAAAGCGCACACGATTAATAATATTATCGATAGCAGTAGAGCCGAAGTGATCGAAAAGGTAGACACGACCTGTGCCAAGTGTAGAATCAAACGCATCACGAAGTTCATCTTGAGTGGCCTCCACATCAGGTAGATGCAATGGTTTATTGGCTGCAAGACTCATGATGCTCTTTGCAGTTCTCTTCACAGACTCTTCCAAGAACATCAATCCAATGTTCTCGTCAGTAGTGTTATTCAGAATATGAAACACAATCTCTCGCAGAAACTGTGACTTGCCTAGACCAGAGCCTGCAGTGATTGTAACCAGTTCACCTTCTCTGATGCCGTAGGTGAGGTCATTTAGTCCTGCAAAGGGATACTGAACCTTGGCAGTCTCAACAGGCTGGTTCACCAAGTCCCACAGGACAGAGCCATCAATGATGCCATCAGGCGTGTAACGCTCTGCCTTCCACCACAGATTTACAAACTCTGCTACCTTGTTTTCTTGGGCAAATTCACAGGCGTCTTTATAGTCTTTGGTTCCTTTAAATATCTTGGCTTTAGTTCCAAGGATCTCAGCGACTTGTGTAGCAGCAACTCGACCCGCATCATCGTTGTCGAAACAGATGACAACATTCTCGAAGCTGTCGAGCCACTCATAATTATTCTTGATATCTTGTGCTGCGTTACCTGCACCATTCCTAACAGAAACCACAGGATACTTAGAACCAAGCATCTGATACGCTGCCGCAGCATCAAACTCTCCCTCGGTAATCGTGACATACTTGCCTCCTTTGGCAAATAATTGTTGTCCAAACAGAGTTCCTTTGTTCCAATCACCTTCGATACTGAATCGCTTATCAGCAATCTGTCGCTTCTTAAACGCTACCAGATCATCGCCAGAGTAGTAAGGAAAATAATAGCTACCGTTTTTAATGCCAATGCCATATTCGAGACAAGTGTCCCGTGTAAGACTTCTTTCCTTGATTGACTCGTATTGTAGTTCATGGACATTGCTCAACCTCGTGCTCACTTTCGTTAGTGTTTGAACCACTCCGTCACCTTTACCGTTACGCCTAGTCTTGCCACACTTAAAACACATACTGCCCCAATCGTAGTAAGTCAGTGCGTCACTGCTACCACAATCGTTACATGGTTGATGTGATCGTAATTGCTCACCCATTGATTCTCTCCAATCGTTTGAGTCTTAATTCAACCATATCTTGCAACACCTTGTCCAGGCCATGCTCTATGGACAGGTCGGTAAAGGCAGACAAAGCAAACCAATAATGAGCTTCTTCGCCTGTCTCAGCGATAAATCTTTCTTGGTCATCATACATTACATAGTTCCTTTATAAAGTAATTAAAAATATATTTATAATTATTTCTTTATAATAATGTAATAGATACTATTTAGATTCTTAATAAGTCTATATAGAGATTGTATCATATTTAGTAGTCCCTGTCAATGTCTAATCCACAGTGATGAATATCTTCATGCTCTGCAATGTCCTCATCATGAGCTAAGTCACCTCGCTCAAGAGTATGTAAGTCATCACTAACACTTACAAAACAACGATTGCAAAGGTCAAGAAACTCATCAGTTGAAGCATACCGCCTAGTTGACTCAAAATCTGTCAGGTTTTCGTTACAACTTAAGCATCTAATTTTCCGTCCCTACCTTTCTGTGTATTTGATTATTTACTATTCTACACACTTGAGCAGCACTCGTATTATTTAGCTGTGCGACTTCTTTCATACTATACTTTCCAGTAGCATATTCGTTTTTTATTTTTAAAACATCTGTATCAGATAACATTCTATGTCCTTGTTTACATCCGCTTCGGTGTCTGCCTTTTTTTAATTTATCATTTATGTTGTCTTGCACCGTTCCAATAAATAAATGTTCAGGATTTACGCATTGTGGATTATCACACGAGTGGCAAATAAGTTTAGAAGAGTCTATGAGTTCTCCTTGGTTTTTAAAATACTCATAAGAAAACCTATGCGCTTTATACATAATCCACTTTCCATTTATCTTTCTTCGAAAATGCCCATAACCTCTTCTGTAAGTTGCTCCTGTCCATTCCCAACAATTGTTTTCTATCCGATTTACTTTCTCATTCCACCTATCAAATTCATTTTGCATGTCATTCTCCTTTTTTAGCAACACTATTATTATAACACATGTCACCTCAAAAGTCAAGGTTTATTTTTTTTTTCCTTCTAAGCCTCTGAAATAGGCTTGTCCATACCTAGCCCTACACCAACCCCTAGCAAGCCAATACAGGCCTTCCTATGGCTTTCTAGAGGCATTGGCTAGTTCCTCCTCTAGTCTCTGAACCCTAGCCCTGAGCATAAAGTTCTCTCTTTCTAGTTCTGCTATCAATTCCTCCACGCTACCAAACTGATCAGACACGCTTGCCTTGGTCATTGGTAGGTCTACCTCATAAGGGACACCTGATACTCTAGTCATCGTCTTTCTCCAAATAAGCTCTCCAAAGGCCGAAGATAACAGAAAACAACATCAAAAGCAAGAAATTAATCACTTCATCGCCTCCAGGGTTAAACCTACATTACCCAAGGCATAGCCAATGAAAGCAATCCCTAGCCCTGTGTTACCTTTTAGCAACAGGTCTACCGATACAAACAGATAGACCAGCCCCATCGCCGCTATTAACCATGCAGCCATTATGGTTTCTCCTTATCCAGCATCGCCTTGGCCTCAACGATTGACACGGCAGAGTGAAAAGCAATTATCTGATCGCATCCTCCGACTATCTCCCACGCCTTCAATCCTTTGGCCTTCTCACGCAGACCCATGATAAGGGACAGAACGAACCTCTCGTCATACTCAAGGTCTTTAATGACTTGTTCAAGTTCTGAGACACGATTCTCTAGCCTATCGGTCTCTTTATTGAAGTCATCAATGTGAACCCAATCCTCTTGTCCAATGTAACTCATCTTAGTCCTGTCCTTTCTCTTGTGTCTCCCTGCTCCGCTTCTCTGAGCATACTTCGCTACTAGGTTTCTCATTCTTGCCTCTTATGGTTAGATTGTCCAAAGCATCAAGGCTTTCTTTAAAGTCTACCTTTTGCTCCGATGGAGGAACGAATCCAAACTTACGCCATGTCCGCATCACATCGGTCTTTACAGCTTCAATGTATTCTTTTTCTGGATTGTTTAGTAACCAAGACATATTTAGTCCTTTCAGTGAATGTAATCCATAAGTTTATCATAAACAACATCGCTTGGAATAGCCTCTAACTCTTCCTCGGTTAGTGGTGTTCCATCCTCGTGCTCTGCGTAGACGATATAGGCATCGCAGAAGTCGGGATAATCGCCTGTATCTATCCCATCAAACTCAATATTCTTTATCTTCATGTTTTTATTCCTTCGTTTTTGAGTATAGCGTAACCAATCAATTCAGGTATCTGAGGCACTAGAGAGTTTCCTAGTTGTTTAAGTCTGTCCACCCTGTTGGGTATCCCATCAGCCACTCTACCCAATTGGGGTTCAACTTCCCAGAAGTCGGACTTGTTAATTGCTCGGACAATACAACCGCTGCGGGTAGGCAAGGACTCTTTCTGCTCTGTGCCGATGGTTCGTATCCCGAATCCTTCCAATCCCTCGCCGCCGGAGTAGGCCACAGACTTCTCCCGACTACTGTTTCTAGATTCGGATTGCGTTTTGGATTCCATGCTGATTCCGGCGTTATAGTTGCCGCCATCGCTGAACACGCTCTCGGAGTAGGCCACAATCCAGATTCTGTCCCTTTGGTGAGGTGCGCCAACGGCTGAAGCGGGTATACAGTGCCACTCCGCATCATACCCGATCTGATGGAGCGACCTGAGCACTTGATCCAATCCTCTAGATCGAAGCACTGCGACATTTTCTGCGATGACATACTTCGGCTGCGTTTCTTCAATGAGCCTGTGGAATTGCCACCAAAGGCCACTCCTTGCTCCTGCGAGTCCTGCGCCTTTTCCTGCGACTGACAAATCCTGGCAGGGAAATCCTCCTGTAATAATTTCAACTGTTCCAAGGTCTTTTCCTTTTAGAGTAGATACATCATCAAATATCGGCACATTGGGCCAATGCTTTTTTAGGACTAAGTGGGTCTTTTTGTCACTATCGCAAAAAGCCACAGTTTGAAACCCTCCCGTGCGCTCAAGGCCAAGAGAAAAACCACCTATGCCACTAAATAGGTCAAGATGTCGTAGCTTCATTGTCATCCCGCTTGGTGTAGTTTGTCATGCTCAGTGCGCAGTTCTACTAATCGCCTTTCGATATAGTCCCAAGGGATTGCAGTGCTCTGCTTTTTACAGATGGAGACAATATCACTAAGGCCAAGATAATAGCCTAGTAATCCATTTTCTTGCCAATGAATGTCGTTCATGCTTTCCCGCCTTTCCTCTTAGTAATCGAAAGTTTACACGCTCTGAGACTAGCAAACCATCGCCCAAAGCACCAACATCTGCCGGTGTGCTCGCATTGTTCGATTAAGATGCCACCGTAGGTCATGAGTTTCATAATATCACCATGCTTGCGCCATATCACGCAATTGTGTCCACGAATGATCGTCTAACAGGCTTGGATCGTCTGCCAACAGTGCGAATATCTTATCCGAAACCATAAGATGCTCTTCGGGCCTTACTTTGACCTCTAACCATGCCATGAAGTGCTTGAGGGTTGCGTCATCCATTATTTTAACCTCCAGGGTTTCATTATCTGCACAAGTGCGCCCAATGCTAGCAAAAGGCCAGCGATTTGAAAAGCAAGATAGTAGTCCATGTTTAAGCCTCCTCTGTCATTGAGTCAATCAATTCTTTGCCGATGTCGTAAACCATCTCCGAAAAGCCTGATTGGTAGCCTTTGACATACTTCTGCAAGGCTTCCCTTATTTGGTCATCTGTCGGCATAGGGAAAGATTGCCCATCGTCTAGCCTTGATTCAAACTCCTCCAAAATGTCCTTTACGGCTATGCCTTCGAAGATATAAAAACCAAGTCTGTCGCATATTTTAGCGTGTAATTGCCATAACTCTTCTTGTGATAAGTTTTCGATGTTCATGATTAAGCCTCCACTGTGCTATGTTTACGATCGTCTGCACGCTGACAGAACTCTGACCAATCGTTCAGTGTGTAAAGGCTGGTGCAAGCCTCTAGAGGATATTCCTCCTCTGTGCCATCTTCGGAACTAGTCCACAGCGCAATGATGCTGTCGGAACCGAGGCCGATGTAAAGCGTGAACGCATAGTCCTCCAGCCACAGGTAGACGTTGCCTGTGCTCGTATTAACTGCGAGTTCACCGTAGCCTGTAACGTCCATGCCTAATTCCGCAGCCTTGGTCAGCAGCAGTCCTGCCTTGCGTGCTTCGTTGGAGCACATATTGTCGGTAGTGATATTCATGGTGTAGTCCTTTGGTTTTGGTTGAGGTTAGATAGTGCCATAAATCTGTGCGGCAGTGTAAACAGTGCGACCATATTGCACCGAATGGGTTTCCTGCCAATACTTTGAGGCCATGACTTTAGAGCGCATTTCCTGCCGATTCTTGGCAGAGTTCACGGCGATAAGTTTTCCCTGCTGGTTATAAACTGAGTAGTTCATGGTGTAGTCCTGGTAGTTAAGTTAAAAATCTGGTCTTTCTACATATATAGGTAAAAGTTTCATACCTGAAAAATCCTGGGGTTACTTAAGTATTTGATTTTATTGACTTCATGCACTGCAACAAGTATACCTAGAGGAAACCCTTAGAGACAGCCACAAGCCATTGTGTGTAAATACAACACTATTGCATTGCACCATGGCATGGTTATTGCCTAGCTTACTGTCTAATGCACCAAGGTTGTGCATAGTCTAGGTTATGCTCTGATATGGTGCATCACTCACTCATCCACCTTGTTGTATAAAAGCGACACAATCTGGCATGATTCTTGCATAATTTTGTATCATATTATGCTTATATGCGCATAAACGCATAAGGATTATGTAAACTGTGGTATTTTAGAGACACGGGGGAGGGGGTTAGACAGTGTTTGTGTTTAATTGGAACCCTACAACACACAACAAAGGTGAAATTAGACAAGCCCTAAAGCCTACAACACACAACAGAAGGTAAAATAGGGATTAAACAGGCTAGAAACCTGCCTAAATAGGACGAAATAGGGCTAGATTCCCACTATAGAATTGTCTTTATAAATCAAATACTTAGACTTGTATACAAGATATGCCTAAGATATGACAAAAAAGATGTGCTCTCCAGCCTCTAAGAAGATAGTTTTTACAAATAAGACTTGACAAATCCATAAAAATATGCTATAATAAATGCAGTAGTAGAAAAAGTAATGATAACTATATAGATCTGAGCAGTCAACCGCTTAGATAACTCTTAGAACTCTAAGAACAATAATTATAATTATCATTAAGAATATGATTATTAATATTCTTAAGTAACATACTACTACATGATTAGTGCATATTGTTGCACAGCTATGTAAAAACTATGTAGAGGAGAATTTAGTGTCAAACACTGAACCTCTGTCTGATGTCTCCGTGTCCCCTAAAAGGAAGAAGCGTGGCAGACCTCGCAAGGCAGACATCGAAGCAAAGAAAAGTCGTGGAGTGGTCGGAAGACCTCCTGGCGAAGCTGCCAGAATCAAAGAATTCTATGCTCGTCTTTTGAGCACCAGCGGAGAG